GTTAGCGGTAGACCCTCGAAAGTACGGATTGACAAGCGTCATCCACTCGCTCAACAACAAGGCTTTCACGAAGTCCAATGGCAATGTAAACAAGTACACGGTTGAGCTTCGGTACTGGGACGGCTCTACTGAATCCTCTCTCGAGGACTCCGTGAATATTTGGCTGATTGACGGATACGAGCAGATAAGCGCGGGACTAGACCCCTCGTTCGCGGATTACTATGGAACGGCTTCGACAAAGAAGTTTTGGCTTACCGATAGAGAGCCTGAGAGCGATACGATTTATATCACAGCGGGTATTGAAGACACGGGAGTTTTGACCTTTATCAATACGGACGATACGGGATCTCTTGTGGATGAGATACTCATCAATATCTACTCCGCAGACGGAACAACTCAGGACAGCCTTTCATATACCATAAACCCTACGAACGGAGGATTCACGCCCGGTGCATCCGCAACGACGTATTACTATGGAACGGTGTTGTATGGTTCTTTCTTCCCGGCCTCTCTATTAGCTCTCACAAACGCACTAAACAACATCAGCGGAGGTTGGCTTTATTACGAGGTTATCCCGATGGGGTCATCTTTGCAGAAGGGAAACAAATACCGATTTACAAACAACTGCCGTCCCGTTAAAAATGCAGCCGTTCAGCTTGCTTGGGCGAATACACGGGGCGGATGGGATTACCTCCGATTCGATGGTCGTAAGCTCAAGACGGTAACACGCGAAGAGAAGACATACCGAAAGCAAATCGGAGACTATAGCGCGGCTTCATTCAATTTCGGTGCAACGGATAGAGAAATCACACCGTATCAAGTGGAGGCTAAAGAGATGTATCAACTCAATGGCATTTTAACCTCTGAGGAATACGATCTCTTCCAGTATTGTTTCCGTTCAAAGAATATTATGGCACGTATTGACAACGGTTGGGTTCCCGTCACTTTGAAAGAGTCCTCTCTACAAGTGGAATCCGATACAACGTCGAAGGTCTACATCGCTACAATTAACGTCGAACTCGCTCAAATTCTCCGATGCTAAGACTCACCCTTGCAGACAACGATATCGAGCTTTATCAAAACGAGCCGGTTAACCTGAGCTATCAATTCTCAGACCTTCAGGAGATAAACGCTTCACGCTCTAATTTCTCGCAGACTTTCCGCGTCCCTTTGACGGGAAAAAACCAAGAGTATTTTGGTGCGGTTAACGAGCTTGGAATTATCCCGACATGGAATCCAAAAACGAAGGTAAAAGCAGAACTTTCGTACAATACGATTCCGATCATGCGGGGCTTTGCCCAAGTGAAGAACGTATATATCCAGAAGGGGAAGTATGCCGACGTTGAACTTGTAATCTTTGGAGAGACAGCAGACCTTTCACGAGATGTTGGGGACGGTATGCTTACGGATATCGATTTGAGCGCATTTAACCACACTCTAACCGCCACGAATATTTCATCAAGTTGGGCGGGAACTCTTTCTTCGGGCGTTATCCGTTACGGGATCGTGGATAAGTGGAGGAACTGGACAAGCGAAACTATTTGGTCAACTACGAACCCACTTCAACACGGAGATTTCACCCCGTATTTTAGAGCTTCGAAGCTGTTTGAAACCATATTAACGGAAGCGGGGTACACCTACGACTCTACGTTCTTTGGTTCTAACCTCGACGACTTGTATCTCTTGCTCAATCGGGGCAATCGGTTACCAATTCCCGTCGAGGCAGACCAACCTTCCGCAAATGTGTTTCAAGTTGGATTGGCTGCTGATTATTCGAACGGCGCAAATACATGGACACCGCTCCCCGGGTTAAGTGAGGCGGCTCCTTTCTATGATGCGGGCGGCAATGTATCCTCCGGAGCTTTCACCGTTCCTTTTGAAGCATTCTACACGTTTCGAGTTTTAGCGAGCGGTAACATAAACCACACAACGACGACGGTTTCTCTGCGCTTGTCGAAAAATAGCTCTACCGAGATATTCCCGATTATCACAAACCTTCCCGGAGCTGTATTCAATGAGGAAGTTTATGTGATTACCTCGGATCCCATTTTTTTAAATTCAGGGGATGTCATTCGGTTTGATACCATTATTTCTGATAACGCTCACACTTTAACTTTATACGGAAACGACTCCCTTTCGGCAGGTGGGACGGGGTTCTCTGTTATAGAGATAACCGATCCAACATCGGGACAAGAGGTAGACATCGCGGGCAATATGCCTGAAATGAAGAAGATTGACTTCATCTCTGGACTTCAAAAGATGTTCAACCTCGTATTCATTCCCGACCGTAACAACTCCAAGCATCTCTATATCGAACCGCTTGGGGATTACCTAGCATCGGGAGAAAAAAAGGATTGGACAAATAAAATCGACCTTTCCAAAGACATCCAAGTTGAGCCGACTACAGACCTCCAAGCAAGGACGTATGAATGGACGCATTCGAACGGAAAAGACTTGGTCAATGACCTAGTGCAAAAGAACGCCTCACGGACGTATGGACGATATCGGGTGAATGACCCTGAAAACGACTTTGCTTCGGGAACAAAGAAGATTCAAACGGCGTTTGCTCCTCATGTGGTTTCATATATCCCCGGAACGGACTACGCCATCCATCGGATGCTTGCAGATACCGTAAACGAAGACAAGACCATTAAGGATCCGCTTCCGCGTTTATCGTTTTGGAACGGTCTTACTCAAGGGCTTTTGGATTATTACAACGACAGTACCGGAGTAACTTTAGAGACGCGTTATCCGATGCTATCGCAGTTCTCTGCCTCTTATCCAACGGTAGGTGATGAAGACCTTTCGTTCGGGGTAGAGCGACCCTTCCACCGAGTACAAGCCAACCCCGTAAATACGCTGTATTACAAATACTGGATGCCTTGGGTAAATGAGTTGTATTCTTCGGACGCTCGAATCGTGACCGCTTACTTTAGATTGACCGCTTCGGAGATTGCGACCTTCAAGTTCTCCGATAAGATTTTTATAAAAGACACGTACTTCCGAATTCTGAGTATATCTAACTACGATCCCACCACGGAGAATATCGTGCAAGTTCGGCTTGTGAAGATTCTCGGAGCAATTCGGGACTGCACTTACATCCCCGTTTCATCTGATAAAAACGGACAGATATCATTCAGCACCCCAACGGGTTCAACTGTGACTTCTCCCTCTCGTGAGTGCTGTGAACGATATGGGTATGTATTTGACGAATCAGGTCTTCAGTCCAAGTGTTTCCAAAACTTACCTCAATGAGGAATCTAGACAATCACCGTTATATAGGAGAGGCCATTCAATTGCTTCAGAACAAAGGCGAGAAGGTGAAAGTTCCGTTTTGGTTCAAGGTTCTCGATTGGGTTCTCGCTATTCTCTTTGTTTCCGCTTATCTCTTCGCTGCATTTAAACTCATCCAATGGCTACTACTCAAGATATTCTCTTAACGTACAAGACGGACACGGGAGAGGTCACCAAGTCACTTGATGAGATCGTTTCGGGGCTTGAGGGTGTAGATAATAAGCTCAAAGAATCCACTAAAAAAACGGAAGGACTTCAAAAGGGGTTAGTAACCTCAAGTAAAGAAGGTGTTAAAGGTTTTAACGTTCTCGACACCGCATTAAAAGCAAGCGGTATTGTCTGGATAGCCTCCAAGTTTATACAGTTTGCGTCTGTTCTTTTAGAGAATAAGAAAGTCGCGGAAGCTTTAGAAGTGGTTATGGCTTCCGTAGGGGTTGTAATGAATCAGCTTTTCGAAGCTGTTGAGCCGTTGGGCGATGTGTTGATGAACGTCTTCAACAACCCGATGGAGACCATTAAGAACCTCGGCAAAATTATCAAGGAGAACATCATCAACCGCTTCGAGGGTATTTTGGAGTTTCTACCTGCTATCGGCAAAGCAATCAGTCTTGTATTCAAAGGTGAATTCGCGGAAGCCGGAAAGGTAGCCGCAGACGCAGCGGGAAAAATGGTTCTTGGAGTTGAGAACGTAACTGATAAGATAGTCGCAGCCGGAGAAGCAATCGGAGAATTTGCCACCGATTTCGTGGATTCTACAAAGACCGCAATCAGCTCATCAAATGACCTTGTAAAAGCGCAACAAAGACTTCGGGATCAACAGCGCGACTTGAATGTTGAGTACGCTCAAGCACGGGCAGAGATAGAACAACTCAAGCAGAAGAGAGACGACGAAAGACTGTCGATTGAGGAGCGCGTTGAAGCGGCTCAAAGGGCTTCAGATTTAGATCAAGAGTTCGCCGACAAAAGAGAAGCCATTGCCAACCGCGAGGTCGCTTTAGTTCAAAGAGAAATCGAGCAACAAGGAGAAACTGTTGAACGTCTCGACCGACTTGCAGAGGCACGTATTGCAGCGGCTGAAGCTGCGGAGTCAAGTGCGGCTGTGCAGACGGAGTTGATGACCTCTATCATAGGGCTTCAAAATGAGCAGATAGCGAAGAACGATGAAATAGATGCAGCCGAAGCGGAGAGGGTGGCGGATATTATAGCGCGACAAGGGCAAATCGATGCCGTGCTTGAAAATCAAAAGACACTTGAAATTCTCAGGCTTCAAGATAAGTATCGAGAGATGCGGAGGCTTGCGGCGTTGCAAGGTCAAACGCTCGCGGGTGATTTAGAAGCGGAAAGAATAGAACTTGAAGCAATCAATTCAAAGTATGATGATATTGACAAGGCAAATGCAAAAGCCGTCTTCGATTCACGAGTTCAGTATGCTACTCAAGCACTCGGAGCGTTAGCCGCTTTGAACGAGGCGTTTTCGGGTGACTCTGAGAAGCAACAAAAGAAAGCTTTCCAAAGAAATAAAGCGATTGGAATTTCAACGGCTATCATAAGCACCGCGGGAGCAATTATCGGAGCACTCAACCCCGCATTGAATGGAGGCGTTGCCTTACCTGCTGCCTTACCGGGAGCACTTGTCGCAGCCGCAACGGGAGCAGCTCAAATCGCAGTAATTGCAAAGAGCCGTTTCAAGAGCGGAGGAGCTTCAACGCCTCCCGGCCCGTCAGGAGGAGGAAGAGCCGCAGGGCCACCAACCCCCACAGCCCCACAGCTCGACCTCGGATTCTTAGGAGGTGGAGCGGGGCAGGATGGATTCAGAACGTATGTAATCGCTTCAGAGGTTTCTAACTCTCAGCAAGCCAATCAAAAAATAAACGACCAAGCAGCACTTGTAGGATGAACATCATAGAACTAATAATCGATGAAGAAGCGGAACTCTATGGAGTCGACGCTTTGTCATTAGTAGAACACCCCGCTATCGAGTCTGATTGGGTAGCGATGAAGTCCCAAGAGTTTACTTTCAAAACTCAGGACGAAGAGAAACGCATCGTAATGGGTGCGGCTCTCATTCCCGATAAACCCATATACCGCAAAACCGAAGAAGAGGAGTATTACGTGTACTTCTCCAAGAAGACAGTCCGACGGGCAATGGAGTTATACTTCAAAAACGGCAATCAAGCCAACGCCACCCTTGAGCATGAACACGCTATCAACGGCTTGCACCTCGTAGAGAGTTGGATCGTCGAAGGAGAGCAAGACAAAAGCCGTATTTACGGACTTGATGTCCCGGTTGGGACTTGGATGGTTTCAATGAAGGTAGAGAACGACGCTATATGGGAAAAGTTTGTGAAGGAGGGCAGCGTCAAAGGCTTCTCAATAGAGGGGTATTTTGCAAACAAGTTTGAGCTTTCTCAACAGAAACCCATCACAAGCGATTTGAAGCTTCTTACAGACATCGAGAAGGAACTAGCAATAGATTACCTAAAAAATCGCATTACAAGTAAGGATTGACCCCTTAAAATCGTTATTAATACAAATCCCAGAAGATGAATCTAAAAGAACGCATCTCCGACCTCTTCGAAAAGTACAGCGTAGAACTCGCTGTCGAAGAAAAGGAGGAACAAGTTTCGCTGATGGCCACGGCCGTCTTAGAAAGCGGACAAGAAATCATGACCGACGCAGACGCTTTCGCTGTCGGTGTCGCTGTTTTTGTTATGAATGACGAGAACGAACGCATCCCTCTTCCAGATGGGGACTATCAACTCGAAGACGGCTCTATGCTCGTTGTCGCTGAAGGTACTGTCTCTGAAATCAAAGACGCTGAAGCTCCCTCTGAAGAAGTGGTTGAAGAAGAAGTCGAAGAAGTCGAGGCATCTGTCGATATGATTACCCGTGAAGATGTTGCTTCTATGATTGCTGACGCAGTCTCTGAAGCCAAAAAAGAATTCTCTTCTCAGATTGAACAGCGGGATGTAAAGATTATCGAGTTGAGCAAAGCAGCTTCAGCTAAAATCTCTCGCGCTCCTAAGATGGAGCCAAAAGTTCAGGTCGATTTAACCAAGTTATCAATGAAGGAACGCATCGCCGCGATCCAAAACAATTTCTCCTAATGGCTAACGCTACAATCACTTCCAACTACGCAGGAACCGCGGCTCTACCTTACGTCGCCCCTGCCATCCTCTCCGGGGATACCATCACTAACGGATATATCGAGGTTCTCGATAACGTCCGCTATAAGGCTAACCTTCGTAAATTCGATGGTGCTGTTATTGGTGATGCAACTTGCACATTTACACCTCCTTCATCGGGTCAGTTGACTTTGACGGATGTTGTATTGACGACTGATGCTCTTCAAGTGAATGAGCAGGTTTGCAACAAAGATCTTCGTACTGCTTGGGAATCTGAGCAGATGCGAGGTCAGTCTTCAGACTCTCCCGCTGACTTCCAAGCATTCGCGGCGCAGTATGTTGCTGCTCGTGTAGCTGAGTCGGTAGAGCGTAACATTTGGCAAGGAAAGTACGCTATCGCTGACGGAGGCACTACTGGAACATACAACAATTTCGCGGGTATCATGAACCATATTGTTGCAGGTGCTCCAGCGGTCGAGGACTTGTTAACTGGTGTAACAACCAAAGCCAACATCCTTGGTCGATTGACTGATTTGTCCGAGCAAATTCCAGACGCTTTGGCGGGTGACCCTGATACAAAGCTTTATATGTCTCGCGGCATGAAGCAGCTGTATTATGGTGCTTTAGCCGGAACTGCTGAGTTGACTTTCCACGCAGCCGAAGCAGCAAACTTCTTCAACGGCTACGAAATCATCACTCCAGGCGGTATGCCGAATGACTCCTTCTTGTTCAGCAAGAAAGAAAACCTGTATTTCGGAACTGACTTGTTGACTGACCACATCGAAGCGGCCGTTTTGAACTTGATGCAAACAACGGGAGACGATGTCACTCGAATCATCATGAAGTTCTCAGGAGGTACTCAGGTCGTTGACCTCGATTCTATCGCTGTAGCTCGCCGCTCATCCTAATTTGAACGGGAGGGGTTTCGGCTCCTCCCTTTAATTCCTCTATCACATGGCTTGTACATTAACAATCAACGGCAGGGCGTTTCCCTGCAAGGATAAAATCGGAGGAATCAAGCGCGTTTGGATTAAGCAATTCGACGCGACTGATTGGGGGACTATTACGGCGGGTGTAGTTGCTGCGGGAGCTACGATCGAAGTATTTGGTTTCGAACTCACAAAGAATTCAGGTTCATTCCAACAAGCGGTCAACGCTTCAATGGAGAATGGAGTTGTTTTCTATTCTCAAGTTCTTGAGATGACTATGCCAAACCTCATTGCAGCGGACAACGTAGAAGTTGCCGATTTGCTCAAGGGGCGTTTGACTATCATCGTTCAGGATGTCAATGATAACTATTTCGCGATGGGTAACACTCAAGGAGCTGAAGCTTCTGGAGGTACTATCGGAACGGGAACGGCAAAAGGAGACCTCAACGGGTATCAATTGCAGTTCACCGCAGAAGAAGCTATCCCTGCTCCATTCGTTGCATCTGACGACGCGAATATTACGTTCACCTCTGTTTGATTCTGTTTTTTTGGTTAGGTTCAAAGAAGGGGGAGGGCATTACGTCCTCCCTCTTTTAGTTTAAAACGATATGATACATCTCAATCCCAACTCAGCCACCGAGCAGACTGTCTATCTCACTCTTCAGGAGATGAAGAAAGACTTCGATACGTTCGCGAATTATCTCGTACTTTTCCAAAGCATGGCAAGCCGCGAAGATTACTATTTTATTGGAGATGTCTCAACAGACAATCCGAGGTACACCGCGCTCTCTATTTTCACCAACCTCGACGATCCTTTGAACGGGGATATCTTACTAGAGGAAACGGGTCAATACTTCTATAAGGTTTGGGGGCAGAACTCAACCACTAACCTAGACCCAACCGACACAACTGTTGTCGCACTCATCGAAGAAGGGACACTCGATGTAACGGGAGCAGTTGGCTACAACATCCCAACTATCGACGTTCCCGATAACGTTATCTACTATCAGTAATGGACATACTAAAACTCAGCCAATACCAAGAAAGGAGCTACGCGGAAAGCGCAAACTCTAAAGGCTTCGTGAACTACGGGGACGATAACCTCTTCCCGCAGTACCTCATTGACCTCTTCCACTCTTCGTCCACTCATAACGCTTTGACGACTACCATTGCAACGATGGTCTTTGGAGAGGGTTTTGATGCTACGACTTTGGACGGTCGCTTGGCATTTGACCAATGGAATCTCAACGACGAGCTTCGCAAGGCTTGTGTAGACTTTCAAATTCAGGGCGGCTTTGCTTTGGAAGTGAATTGGTCACTCGATAGGACGACTATCGCAAACATCTCTCACCTTCCTTTTGAGAATATCCGTTCGGGCTTTGTAAACGAAGATGAGCAGGTGGATTACTATTACTATTCGAAAGACTGGAGCAGTAAGAAGGAGGAGGTAGATGAGATATGCACCTTCGACCCTGAGAGGAAACTAGACCACCCGACGCAGATATTTTACGTAAAGCCGTTTTCACCGGGTTCTTTCTACTATCCCAAGCCATGCTACACGGGTTCGATTGACTACATAGAGCTTGATAAGGAGATCGGAAAGTATCACATCAACAACATCAAGAACGGGATGTCGCCGTCTTTTTCTATCCACTTCAAGAACGGTATCCCACCACAAGAGGAGAGAAACCGTATCCGAATGGATATAGAGCGACAGATGTCCGGGGCAAGCAACGCGGGGAAGTTTATAGTCACGTATTCCGACGATCCCGAAAGGAAGCCAGACTTTGAGCCGTTCCAATTGTCCGACGCTCACAATCAATATCAGTTCCTTTCTGAAGAGGTAACCGCAAAGATTATGGTCGGGCATAGGGTTACGAACCCGCAGATGTTTGGGGTTGCTGTACCGGGAAAGCTCGGAGGCGGTGGAGAGCTTGCAGAATCTGCGGAGCTATTCGAGCAAAACGTAGTAAGACCAAATAGAAGAATTGTCGAAGAGACCGTTCAAACGCTTTTACGGGCTGCGGGTTTAGATTCCGCCGTTCTTGAGTTAAGCAGTCAAGAGGATGAAGTGAACCTCGACGCATCGTGGGAACACCTCGACGCATTAGGAGAGGATATAAGCGACGAATGGGAGCTGATTGATGAAGTGGAGGTGGATGATGAATTGGAAGCCGCTAGGGATGCTCTATGGGCGTTTGCGCAGCGTGTTCCGGGTGATGCTAAGCGCAAATCTGAAATGGATAACGAAATTGTCCGAATCCGCTACAAATATGATGGCGGTTTGACTGATGATAGCCGTGAATTCTGCAAGAAAATGGTCAGAGCCCGAAAGGTTTGGAGGAAAGAAGACATTGAGGCCGCAGGTGCTTTAGCAGTCAACCCCGGATTCGGCCCAAATGGCTCAAACACCTACTCGATTTGGGAATTTAAGGGCGGGCCATGGTGTTCCCATCGCTGGATTCGCCAAACATACCTCAAGAAAGACAACAATCGAAAGGTCGATGTGGCCGAAGCAAAGCGCATTATCTCCCGACTACCCATTGAGGAGCGCAAAGCCAACCAAATCAAGTCGGAAGTTGGCGGTATTCAGGACATTAAACCCCGCAACATGCCGAATAACGGCTACCTAAACCCCCGATAATGGCACTACAAGCAGAAGTTCTCTTCGTGAATCCCGATTATATCAAGCGGATCACCAACATAAACGCGAGTGTAGAGGATTCCTACCTCGTTCCGTCCGTTATTTTGGCTCAAGACAAGTACATCCAACTCTATTTGGGTACGGATTTACTCGAAAAGCTAAAGACAGAGGTCACTCAAGTAGGCGGGCCTACCGGAAACTACGCTCTTTTACTCGATAACTACGTCCGCAAGGCAACGCTTTGGTGGACGATGGTTGACCTTATGCCGTCGCTGTACGTAAAGATTGACAACGGAGGACTGGCAATCCGAGTATCTGAGGATACAACGGGTATATCTCCCGATGATTTACACCGAGAGACAGAACGCGCACGAACCAACGCTCAATTCTACACGTTCCGACTGTACAAATACCTTTGTAACAACTCCTCGCTCTTCCCAGAGTATTCATCGAATACGGGAGCTGATATGCTGCCCCAACCGGCGGACTACTATCAAAGCGGCTTGAGTATTTCACGCGGTGGAAGCGGTGTCGAAACTGTTGATTTACGTTATCTGTTCAAATGAGAAACAGCAGAGAGAAAAATATTACCCTACTAAAGAAGTTCCTCGATGATTTCAATCGAAACAATACTAACAATCCTCCCAAGCCTTCTCGGGATCATAGCGGTATGGGTAAACCTAAACCGCGACATTGAAAAACTAAAGGGTCGCGTCATCCGAGTAGAGAGCGACAAAGAAGAACTGAAGCAGATGATGAAAGAAGTCATTGAGTCAGTTCACAAAATTGAACTCTTACTCGCAAAGCGATGAGGTACTTCAAGCTAGAAGAATTTGAATGTCCATCGGAACCGGGAACGGGGTGCATGATGTGTCCTGATTTCTTGGAGCTACTCGATGAGGCCAGAGATTACGCGGGGATCGCGTTTGTGATAACGAGTGGATTTCGTACTGTCTCCTACAATCGCGAGCTAATAGAGCAGGGATTCAGCGCATCAAGGAACTCGACCCACCTCATCGGATTGGCTGCTGATATACGGGTACGCAACTCCTCGGAGCGTTGGATAATCCTTGACGCTCTTCTCGAAGTTGGCATCACGAGGATAGGAATCGGAAACGGTTTCATCCATTGCGACGCTGACCCTCTCAAAGAGAACCACATTATTTGGACATATTAAACCCCTGAAAAGATGTCGCAGTTTCGCCCCCGTTTAAGTCAGCAACAATACAAAGCTCTCGAAAACCTACGGGCAAACGAACGGCGCATCTTGGTTATTGGTGACTTGCATTGTCCGTTTGAATTGGATGGATATTTGGAGCATTGTTTGGACACATACGACCGCTTCAATTGCAATCAGGTTGTCTTCATTGGTGATATAATCGACAACCATTATTCAAGCTATCACGAGACAGACCCCAACGGGATGGGAGGAGGCTACGAACTCAAGCAAGCCATTGAGCACGTTGCGAAATGGGCTGAGGCTTTTCCCGTGGCTGATGTGATCATCGGCAACCATGACCGTATAATCATGCGCAAGGCGTTCAGCTCCTCCGTCCCGAAGGAATGGATAAAGGACTACAACGATGTTCTCGGTACTTCATGGAATTGGGTCGAGCGCATTGAGTACGACGGGGTACAATACTGCCACGGGGAAGGCGGGACAGCAAGAACCAAAGCCAAAAACGATATGCAGTCAACCGTTCAAGGTCACATTCATACACAAGCCTACGTTGAATGGATGGTTGGAAACAACTCGAAGATTTTCGCCATGCAATGCGGGGCAGGATTAGACCGACTGAGCTACTCAAGCGCATATGCAAAGCACTTCAAACGGCAGGCGATAGGATGCGGAATAGTAATTGGAGGCCACACGGCCATAAATATTTTAATGGATTTATAATATGGAAAGGAAAGCACTCAAAGACACCAAGCTCGGAGCATGGTTCAGGAACAAAGCCCCACAAGTATTTGAAGCGATAGGGGAGGTCATTCCCGACGGCGGCGCACTCCAAGCGATAGGAGCGTTAATAGATGCCTCAACAGAGAGCGAGGAGGAAAAGAAGCAAGCCCGGATGTTACTCATTGAATTAGAGAACCAAGACCGAGCAAGCGCACGACAAAGAGAAGTGGATGTGACAAAGGTCACGGGCAAACGCGACTGGATGCAAGCCATCGTCGGTATCGCTGCAATGACTATCGGGGTCGTCATGGTCATTTGGGCGATGACGGGCATCCAAGACAAGGAGGTCTTCTTTCATATCCTCGGATTCGCTGAAGGGACTCTCGTGGGTCAAGTGGTGAATTATTATTTTGGTTCTGCTAAATCCTAGAGTATATTCGTTTCAGCCTTTTCGTTGGGCTTATCTGTTTTTGTTTGGGAGGGGGATCTGAAAGGGTCTCCCTTCTTTTTTCTATGTTTTCTGTAAAATAGTTTGGTTAATGGAAAATAAGGTGTATCTTCGTGACAACAAAACGAACAAAAAAACAGAATCATGACAAACGCAACAACACAGCAGCTCGATAATAAACTTGATGAATTGCAATTAAAGTTTGAAGATATTCAACTCGAATGGAGCGAATTTCTTCGAATGACAGAAATGGAAAAAGTTCAAAGTGAAAAAAATTACCAGGACTTTATAAACGAAATGAATGTGATTAGGGCGCGAGTTGAAAGAGTAGAGGTCATGAGAGAAGAAATAAAGCGCAAGAACTGGAGTTCTTCGGCAAAATAAACCCAGCGCCCCGGCTTCGGTCGGGGCTTCTTTAACCCAACGAAACAAACAGATATGGAACACCACGCAATTGATTTAAACGAAAGGACATGGCTTGAAATCGCGTACGAAGTCGACGCAGGAGTTGAAGGGTCATACAACGAAGCTCCTTCGAATGGTTTTATCAGCATTCAATCTTGTAAGCTTTGCCAACATAACGGCAAGCAAGAACACAAAGTCGAGTTGTACGGAATAGACGACACACTCTTCCCGGTTGACTTCGATATGATTGAACACATCATCATAGAAGAGTTACGGAAATGAAACAGCTCAAATCAACAACGGTCGACTTCTATTGTTACGCTATGCTGCAATACGAAGATGACGAATTGAACAGATACCTCTTTGACTTGCAAACGGCATTTGATGCCATCGAGAAAAGAATCACGGAACTTCACAAACAACAATCAGAGCAATGAAACGAAATAGCTACATCTGCGTACAATCCTCGGTAACCGAGAACGCCGCTTCGAATTACAATGACTTCGCAAATAACCTTCGGGATCACAGAGACTTTGAAGATGCATGGGAAGACTTCAAGCGTCAAATTGTAAGAGCTAGAACGAAATGAAAGAGCCGATAAGCGTCAGCGAAGACGACTACGACGGAGCCATTCAAGACTTTCTGTTTTGGTTAACCCGTCAGGAAAGCTTCAAGGAGAAGATGGACAAGGACAAGGTCTCCTCTTTAGTTTTCCAGGTTAGATGGGACTTTGTAAAAAACAAACACGGAGAGAGCATTCTTTGGGCATATGGGAGGGGTACTTGTCACGAAATGGAGAGCGACTTACTGTTCACCAATCAAAACAAAAAGGGCTTGGTATGGGAGGGAGATAAGTTCAAAGAACCCGTAAAGAAAAGAAAACGAAAAAAATGAGCAACCTACTATCCGTCTGCTGTGGAGCAGATAAGTACGAAGACCTAGAGATGTGTTCAATGTGCATGGAGTGGGCAGACTTCGAAGAAGAAGATATCGAGGGAGTGCGCGAGTACGCTCTTCAGCTTCTCAGTACATCAAGCCTACGTGATGACGATGACGGTCTAGAGGATGAGATACGAGAAACAACACCAACGGAAGAGCGATGGGATGAGATATTTTTACGGTTGCGATCTCACCAACTGCGACCGATAGACCTCCCCAATTTTAACCAGACAGAATTTAGCCAATCTTACAAGGAGAGCGGCATTTAACTCCATAAAAACCTAACACTATGGAAACTAGTAAAATCAAGTCGATTGACAAAACCGACAACACATGGCCTGGACAGTCCGGAACGATGTACGACTACACGGTCTGCATGGAAGACGGAACAGAAGGAACCGCAGCGAGTACTTCGCCCGAAGCACCTCCGTACGCGGTAGGCGATGAGGTCGAATACAATAAGACCGTGAACAATTGGGGAACTAAGCTCAAGATTAAGAAGGCGGGCGGCTTCTCACAAGGGGGTGGATTCAAAGACAACGCCGAAACCACCAAGCGCATCGGTGCGAGTTGGGCTATCGGTTTGGCTATTCAGCAAGAGAGCGATCCCGAGAAGATTATCGAAGCCGCTGAACACCTCATCAACTTGCGTGATGCATTAGTCTCGAAGCTATGAACAGATACAGATGGACTTTAAACGAAGAGAAGTTGCTTGTTGAGATGTTAAATCTAACCTGCGAGAAACAAACGGGGCGCATTGACTGGAAGCTTATGATGCCAATCGGGAACCATACACTTGCGGCAATGGAAACGAGATGGCATAAAAACCTAAAACCCGAATACACTTGGAACGGGAGTCAGTACTTGTTGACCGAGCAGACGGCAAGCCAGGGTTACAGAACGAGGAGAGAGGATGTTCAGGAATATCTGAAAGAAAATCCAAATGAAAAGCCAAAGGTTATTGCTGAAAAACTCGGATTGAATATAAATACGGTTTATTCTGCAAGGCGAGAAGCGGCCCTTAAATCGATTGGTAGCGACGCGACCAATACAACTACCCTCTCAAAGAGAAAGAAGGCCGTTAATACCCCTCAAATCAAGCGTGTGAAGATATCACGCTCCTTTCTTTGGGGTGCTATCAAGTACGAACGCTATGAATAACCTGAAAATCTTCCTTTTACGGAACTACGGCTCGATGAAGAACGTAGGAGAGGAGCTGCGATTGAACGAGGCAACCGTTCGGAGTTGGTGTGAAGCCCGACCGCGTAACATGATGAAGTATCTTCCAGAAATTTCAAAGCAATGTGATGCAACTTTCGCGGAGATTGTCGCTGAAGTCATGGAACGCGATAGCGAATTGAACAACTAAGGAAATGGGGAGGGGGTCATTCCCTCCCTTTTTTTATCTTTCGCACCATGAAACAGAAATTCAACGGAATTTGGATCCCAGAAGAGATTTGGGAACTCGAAGACCTCAACCCCATGCAACGGATATTCCTCTCCAAAGTCCATGCGCTATCCCAAAAGGACGGCTCGTGTTGGGCAGGTGATGACTTCCTCTCTGAAGCGTTGAGAGTATCACCTCAGTACGTGAGGAAGATGCGGCAAACACTTTGCGAGAGCGAGTATTTGGAGTGTCAGGGATACGGACACCAAAGGAAGATGACAATCAACCTCAAGGTGAAAGAAGCAACTACAGTTGCAACTAGGAAAACCAAGAAGCAACCACAGTTGCAAAAGAAGCAACCACAGTTGCAAGACTTGCAACCAGAGGCGCAACTAAAAGCAACCACAGTTGCGAAGAGTATAGACTATACTATAGAACAGAATATAGATAATAGTATAGAGGGGGTTTTACTTCCTTTTGATTCTCAAGAGTTCAAAGATTCTTGGATCATGTGGAAACAAGAACGCAAAGAGCAAAAAAAGAAACCGTATACTTTGCGCGGAGAACAAGCACAACTACACAGACTACAAAAACTATCAGACAATGACCAACGAACAGCCATCGACATCATCACCTACAGTATCGCACAAGGATACCAAGGATTATTCGCAGAGCGAGGAGCTCCAAAGAAAGGAATACTCACGAGCCAAAGCGACCGAGATAAGCTTGAGGAGTATATCCGCACCGGGTCTATTCAAAACCACTAATGAGCAAGCGTGGACAGAAGGAACAAATATCCGCACGGCACTCAGAATCCAACCCGAAGCAACACGCGGCGCGGTGATATCTATGGTCAAAAGCGTTTGTGATTTCGTAGAAGCAAAGAAGACTCTCCAAACGCTTACAGATTACGCGCTTTGTGCAGAGACTATCTTCGATATTTTCCCTACATTGAAGCTCGAAGAATTCCGACTCATTTGCGACCGTATGAAAACGGGCTATTATGGCAAGTATTACGAGCGTCTCAAGATTCAGGAGTTCCGAGAGTGTATTATCAAGCATGAAGAAGAACGCGCCCCCATACTGGAGAGAATCAACAGCCATGTCACACGCGGCAGCGATTCAGACCGTGTGGCATTTGAACCGCAATCGATGGCAGACCTCCGAAGGAAGCGCGACCCACTACATATCCCCGGATTAAACGCGACCAATGATGAGTGAACAAGTCAATCTCTTTGGTGAAGTAATAGTAACCGACCCAATTTTGCGAGAGCAATTCATTGAGCCGCCGTTTAGCGTTTTAGACACGAAGACGGGTAATTGGCAGAGACGGAAAAAGACATGGAAAAAACTTGGTATAAAAAGCGAAATTGGCCGCGTTGCAAAATCCATAAATAGCGGAACGGATTTGTACCGGGACATATCAAAAAAGGAAGGATACGACAATAAAGACAACTATACGTCCATTTTTGATCCGGCCTTGTGTGAAGTTCTTTATCATTGGTTTTGCCCAAAGGGAGGGCGCATTCTCGACCCCTTTGCGGGTGGGTCGGTTCGTGGTATTGTAGCAAATAAACTAGGATACAAGTACACCGGAATCGATATAAGAGAAGAACAAATATTAAGCAATAGAGAACAAGGAATTGAAATCTTGGAGGCCAACAATCAACCAAATTGGTATGTTGGCGATTCAAACGAGGTTCTAGAAGGATTTAAAAAAGAATTTGATTTGGTTTTTAGTTGTCCTCCCTACGCTGACCTTGAAGTGTATAGCGATCTTGAAGGAGACATCTCAAACAAGCCGTATAAAGAATTTCTTGAACTCTATGAATCTATCATTGAAAAATCTTGTAATCTCTTGACCGACGGCGGCTTTGCTTGTTTTGTGGTTGGAGAGGTAAGGGATAAAAAAGGGAATTACATTGGATTCGTTCCCGATACAATCAAGGCGTTTGAAAGGTGCGGGATGAAATTCTACAATGAAGCTATCTTATTGAATCCAATTGCGAGCGCGTCGATGAGGGCTAACGGAAACATGAAGAGTAGAAAGCTTGTGAAAATTCATCAAAACATCCTCATCTTTAGAAAAACCGAAGTTTTATGAGCCTCAGCAAAGCAAAGAAGAAACTTGACACGGTATTCTCTCAGTTCATCCGTTTACGCGGATGCAATGACGAAGGATGGGGGAACTGCTTTACGTGTGATCGTCTGCGTCATTGGAAAGAGGTTGACTGCGGTCACTTTATCACACGGGGAAAGCTTTCAACCCGTTGGATGGAGACCAATTGTCAATTCCAATGCAAGCAATGTAACATGAACGGAGGGCAGCAATACGTATTCTCGAAGAAGCTCGACGAGTTTCACGGAAAAGGAACAGCGGAAGCTATCCTGATAGCAAGCAACCAGATGCGGAAGTTCTCCGTCCATGAGTTAGAAGAGATGTATCAATACTACAAGGAAAAAGTCGATGAAATTAAAGAGTCGCGGGGCATGGGATGAGTTCCTCACACGGAACTACTCAAAACTCTTATTCACCGCTCGTAAATGGACGGCTGAACCGCGCGACCTTGTACATCACACGTATCTTCGATGTATAGACAAACGCTTCCCAAGCGATGAAGACGAAAACCCACTAGGGTATTTCATTAAAGCTATGTACAACGAAGCCACACGAGGACAATTCAAAACGATATATCAGATTATAGATGCTATCCCCGAAGAAAAAGAAACAGAAAGCGATTGGACGAAAGCCATCCAACGAGAACAAATGCAGCTTATCCTCGACCGCCTCAGTTGGTTCGATAGAACAGTCTTCGGACTATATCTGCAAGGGTGGAACATGGCTGACCTATCTCGACGGACTGGGATTGGAGAGTCAGTTCTATATCGCTCAATACACGAGTCAAAAAAAATCCTGAAAGATGTTCTTCGTCACCGGACAAAAGAGGAATAACCGCCTCGCTATCTGCAAGAGCT